GCCGCACACCCTAGCGTCGCCGTACACCTCAGCGTTGCCGTACACCTCAGCGTCGCCGCACACCCTAGCGTTGCCGTACACCTCAGCGTTGCCGTACACCTCAGCGTTGCCGTACACCTCAGCGTCGCCGCACACCCTAGCGTTGCCGTACACCCAAGCGTTGCCATCTTGCGCTAAGTTATCTTCTTTTTCCACATATCCACCAAGTTCACCAACTTCAACACTTCCAAAGCTAATTAAAGCCTTAATCCTAAATAATTTCTTGCCCCATTTTTCTATAAACTCTGCTGTCAACTCATACTTTTTCATAGTTACCGCTCCTTTAAACTTTAGCTAATTCACCTTGACGACAGGTTGACCGTTTTGGTACTACATCAGGCACTAACGGATGATATTTATAACACCGTTCACGATCAGCTACCACATAAGTAAATCCGCTTTCTTTATCTACTCTCAAAAACGGTTGATGTCCGCTGTATGGGCAATCAACAGTGTTAATACATTCAGCGCATTTTCGTTCGACGTCTGCGATAAAGCTGATATCGCTGCAATTACGCTTTATAAAGCTATCGTCGGCATCAGGAAAAATCCTCTTTGCTGCAACTCTAACTTTCTCGCTTATTGGCTGCCGTAGTTCACCAAATGTTTTGCCTGCGGCAAGACCAGCAAATAACTTCTCCACAAACTCATTCGCCGCTTTAGAATTACGCTCAATAGCCTTCTTTTCTTCGCGAATTTTATTCTGCCGTAGGATTGATAAGGTGTTATTAATATCTGCCCATGTTGGCCAATATTTATTATTATCAGCGATATAATCAACAGTATCGCCCCACATCTCAATATCTGTGTATTTATACCGCTCCAGGGTTTGCCTTTCGATAGCTTTTTTTGCATCTTCGCTTCCCCAGTTTGGCTTTAATCCCGCCGCCTGCCACACTTCATACGCTACCGTTATCTCTCTAAGTTCCAACATACGGCATATCCCTCACTTCCTCCCAGTCCAGCCCCATAAAACAAGCCAGTCTGTATTTTCTTTTCTCTGGAGGTATCGCTGCCCAGCGCTCCTTATTTTTTGCAATCCATTCGTCTTTCTCTTGCGCTTCCTTGTCAGCAGCTTGCACTGATTTCGGTAATTTGATTTCATCCGTCCAACGTTCATCCTGCAAAAACGTATCAGGATCAGGTATGTACCTTCCGTTCTCCTCCTGCCACTGATTAGTTTTTTTGTATCGCTCAACAGCAGCATTAATCAATGCATACTGTTCTTCAGAGTGTACACGCATATTCATCCATGCTATTCTTGCAACAGGCTTTTTCCTTTTCGACGGATATAATTCCCAAAAACATTCAAAGCCTTTTTCTTTTTCGTTAACCTCTAATCCATTTTGGGTTTGCTCGCGTGCGTGCGCGTTATTATTATTATCATTGTTTATCATTGTTATATTATTATCATTATTGTTAGATGTTAGCTGACTGTTAGGTTGTCTGTTAGGTGTCTGTTGACCGTCTGTTAGCTGACTGTTAGGTTGTCTGTTATCGACTTCCCTTTTTCCTTGATAAACCTGCCAGTTTACTATAGTTATCAGCCTTCCAGTCTTTGTTGATTGGTCTGTTAAAAAATTCATATTTTCAAACTTTTTTAACGCAGTCCTTACATTTTGGACTGTTAGTCCATTTCCGCAAGCTTTTACGATATTAGGCAAGCTTGTTATAAATTGTCCCGGTTGGCAAGTAAATTCTTCTCCCTGCCAATACCACTTTTTTTCACTGTGATTTGCCATTAAAAGCAGAGTGATTAAAATTACCTTTTGCTCAACTGTCGTAACCTGCCAAATCGGACTATCTAACAATTTTCGATGTAAAGCAATAAACCCAGTATTCATAGCACTTTACTCCTGATGGTCATATTTTGTAGATAAATACGCTTTTACCTTTTGCCCAATTACAACGCCCTCGGCGGCATTGTGGCGCAGGTAATGGCATTTATTACAAAGCATTGCCATATCTTCCAATCTATCCTGTCCTCCTTGTGACTTTAGTGGCTCATGGTGTGGCTTAACTCCAGGCTCAACAAAGCTATTGCAGTTTATACACAAACAATCATCACGCCGATATACTTCCTCGCAGAGTTTTTTTAGCGCTTTACCTTTAAGTCTTATCCTCTTTATTTTTGGAATCATCTTTAACGCCCCACTCCTTGATCAGCTCATCTAATTCTTCCTGCGGCCTTGTTTCTACACCAATATCTTTTGCCATAGATACCAAACAATCTATAAAACGGCTCATCTCTTTCGTGTCATAAGCACTGCTACCGTAATATACCCTTACATTGCTATAGCCTTTAATGTTCTGACATTCACCAAGCAATTCAGCTATCCAGCCAACACCATTACTTTGCCAAATTTCAATAGTTCTGTTTACAGCGTCAGTTGGCACTGGCCATATTCTGCCGTAACCACATTCCCTGATCGCTTTCCTGTAAACATCTTCCTTGCTGTGAAAGCTCTCTTCTGACAGCTTTTCTGCTATCTTTTGGCATAATACCCAAGCGTATTTATTAGCGTCGTTAGAACGCCCTTTTCGCCATTGCTTGACCTCTACAACATACTCTTTTCAGGATCGATTTTATTGATTTCTTCTTCCTCTGATAAAGGGACAGGTACTACTAAATTTATGTATCCCATCCCTTTTAACGTCTGTAACCCTTTAACCGTGAACTTCATTTTGCTATTGCCTTCTGACATTTCATACAGAGCGGCCTACCAAATTTCTGCACGCTATAATCATGTACTTTTTGGCTAATTTCAACCGTGCATTCCTGACACATCAAAAATTGTGGTCCAGTATTTTCGTCAGGAAACGCAGGCTGTGTTTGTTCTATTGGCGTAGGTGATGTTGCTTTATGTTCCGCTACAGGCGCATCAATTTTTTTACCCATATCAAACCGTACAACCCCCTTACTGTCCACGATTTTTAGCTTCACAAACTCACTTTTAGTCCGATCGTACTCTATGTCTTTCACAAAAAACTTTGCAGTGATTTTCCCATTGGTAGATAAATCCTGCTTCGATAGCTGCACCCATATAAACGGAGCATCGTATAGCTCACGCCCAATACCCCAGTTAAACCCGGCACGTTTAAAACTATCACTTGCCAATCCCTTGGCAGCTTCTGTGTTACTCTCAGTGCCAGTATCCTCTTTTTCGATCCACTGCTTTTTATCATCATCCCACACCGAGATGATACAATTTGCGTTATCCCGTCCGTGATGCCGCTGCCAATTCATCGGTCCGAACGTCTCGTCAAGAATGCGCATATCGACCCTAGCGTCCTTATACAACAACAACGAACACCCGCTGTTATCTTTTTTTACCGTGGCGACCCGACATTCAACTTCATCTGCAGTAAGAAGTCTTATTTCTTTCATTGCCTATACCCCCTTTGCACCGTTCTGCACGTCTAAGCAATTTAACAGCCTGCTTTGCGGTTACTTTAGGCTCACCGTATGCTTGCTGAAGCGCACGAAAGGCCGCTAACTTTTCTTTCTCATTCATTTCTATGTCCTCCTAAAACTCTCTAAAAGTTTGACCGCCGCATCTACAGCGTGTATCCTCTATTGGCACTCTACATCCACAATGTACACATACAACGACCGGTACTGGCGATAGTCTCACCGGCACCTTTAATTTCATCTTGTCAACGATTGCTACTGCCCTGTTTAGGCGTTCAATCTTTTCCTGCAATAAATTATCCATTTACAAGTCACCTTCGCTATGCTAAAATGAAGGTGGACGCTAAACCTCGTAAAATTTACAGTCCACCTGAGCTATCGAAGCTGTAACTTCGGTAGCTCTTTTTCTTTTGCCTATCATCTCAACACCCCTACAGTCACTACAGCAGCCATAATAGCTACGTATGTTCCGACAAATATTGCAGTAGTTGCTACGGTAAAATCTCTAATCATAAGCCTGCCACCTGCCCCATAGCGTAACCTATGTTGTAGATCATCCTTGCAGCAAAAAGTATCGCTACCAAAGTAAAAAGCCACAATGCCGGATACCTTGCGATGCTATTAAGCAAGTCTGCTGTTAAATCAACTGCTGCTAAGTATGCTAAATAAATATCTTTCATCTGCTCTGCCTCATTTCTACTATTTCAGTTTCTTTTTTCATCTGCCTAACTATCTTTTGAACGGCATCAGCTGTTACTCCTGATACTTTCAGCAGACATTCTTGCAATTCTGCTATCTGAGCGTTAGCATTATCTAAAGCTTTTTGTAGCTGTAGCACTTCTAAACGCTCACGGTTAGATAGTTTTGGTTTGCCATACTGCTCGGCATATCTCGTAACATCTGATACACGATATCTCCCACGTACTACTGTTGTAATACCTGCACCGGCAAGCCATTCTTTTACTGTTCTGGTACTAACGCCCCACGCTTCTGAAAGCTCTCTTATTCCAACGTGTGGACATTCTACAATCATTTTTCCTCACTCCCTTCTTTGTTTTCTACAGTAAGCCCGAATTCATCTATTCTTACTTTATCCATCTGAAAAGTGCTTTTCTCCTTAACATACTTATCTTCAAATTCTTCAGGACTTAATTTTTTTACCACTTCGACAAATTTTGCCAAAGCTTCATCTTTCTTGCTCATGGTATATCCCTCTTTCAAAGTTGATATACCAACCGAAACTGTGATATAATGTTCTCGTCAGCTTCGGCTGGTGGCAAGAAACACTCGCTAAACTTTTCCAGGGCAAAGCGGGTGTTTCTTTTTTATGTTGTAAAAGAACCTGCTCCTTCTTATAATTATTAACAGGAAGGAGGTGATTTTATGACAATTATGTCACTTGCCATAACTATAATAATTTCCCTTTTATCTGGGTTTGCAGGAACTTTTTATCTAGAATTCAATCGGAAAAAATCTCAAAAGCAGAAACTTTCAAACTGCTTAATATTGCTATATACAGAAATTAGTGACCATTCTTTTTGGCTCAAAAAACGCTATTCCAGTAATGAGGCATTCATTTCATGTTCAAAACTCTTAAGAGATGCTCCAACAAAAGAATGGGATAATGTGAAATATTTTTTAGCAGAGACTATTGACTCCGAGGATCTAAAAGCCATCGTACATCACTATAGACACATTGCAGGGTTAAAAAAGGTTTTATCTGAGGAACCGAATTATTTATATTCAAAATCCCGCCTTAATCTTTTTGTAAAGGATGCTGACCATGTCTTAAATATTCTTATGAAAGACCGTGCTGTGAAAGAGTTTGTTCAATCCACCATAGAAAAAGAATCCAAAGAACAAAATTCAAACCAAGCATAAGAGCTAATCCACGAAGCGATGGTGT